TTCAATTTCAAAATGGTCAACTATGGCGTCACCAACAAATCCTGCTAACATAAAAATTAAAGCTACGTTGAATATCTTACCTACAATTCTAGTTAATCCTGCCATTGAAAATAAAGTAGCACCAGCACCCATTGCCATATCCATAAGTCTTTGTCCCCAACCACCAGCAGCTTCTTCGGTTGCTTTTTCTAAACCACCAGGAGGAACACCCTTACCTTTACCACGTTTACCAAGAGGACCTTCTGGATCACCAGCTCTTTCTCTTGCTCTACGTGCTTCGTCTTTTTGTAAATCTAATGTTGATTTTAATATTTCCCAAACGTGATGTACCTTATCAACAGTTTTTTGTTGTAAAGTTTTAATACCATCTAATACTCCCATAGATGGTTCACTTATACCTGTAGCAGATTCTTGAGCAGCACTCTTTAACCCTACAAGTGAAGACCCGACTTTAGATTGTATATTATTTGCTACCAACTCTACGTTGTCGGCAACTACTACTGAATCTGCCATTTATTACTCTTCTTTTTTGTGTTTGCCTAATATCTTAACAATTTCCCAAGTACCATCTTCATAGTGATGTACATTGGCGTCAACTAAATCACACATAAAGTTTAATGAGTCACCGTGTATTTGATATGTGATACCATTAATCTCAACGCTGTCTGTTTCATCTGCTCTATTTCTCCACGCCTTTTCAACTTCTCTTTTAGTCTTTAAGCAATCGGACATATTATTTGCACCTTTATGGTCAATTAATGTTCCGTCTGAAAATACACATACTGCAAATACTACTTCTGGTTTATCGTGTGTGTGTTCAGCACCTTCTAAAGGACATTGTTGATGTCCGTCTTCTCCGCAACCTGTACAATCAGCCATTGCGTTGTGTTTAAGAACACCAAATACTATAGCAATTAAAAATATACCTGCTAAAATCTTAATCATCCATCTAGTATCGCCGTTTTTAAATCCTATTTTGTCTATTAGTTTTTTAAACATAGTTCCCCTATCTAATTGGTGGTACGTACATTACGCCACCGTTATTCCAAAGATTATTTAATCCTCGTTCTAATGCAAGTGGAGTATCAGGTCCTACATTTCTCTCAAATGATTCCCCATAGTTTCCTACTTGTTTAATAATATTATAACCAAACTTCATACCTAATCCTAACATAGGACCGATATAACCTTCAACACCTAATATTCTTTTAACTTCTTTTGATTTAGCAGTTAACATTTCATCAACATTTCTACTAGTGATTCCTGCTTCTTCAGCATTAACCATTATAAAATGTGTCCATCTAACTACGTCTTCCCACTCTTGGTCGCCTTGTCTTACAAGTGGACCTAAAGGTTCTTTAGATATAATTTCTGGTAATACTATCCATTTACTTGGATCGTCTGCACCAGACCTAGCACTTGCTAAACCAGAGGCGTCTGTTGTGAATACATCACACTCACCACCAAATAGTTTTGCTTTTGCTTCTTTATTACCTTCAACATATATTGGTTTATATGCCATATTGTTTTCTGCAAAATAATCATTTAGATTTAATTCACTTGTAGTTTCTTTTGTAATACATACAAACGCACCATCTAAACCTTTAGCACTTTTAATTCCTAATTCTGTTGGTATTAAAAACCCTTGTCCATCATAATAGTTTACACCTGCAAATTCAAACATCAAGTTAACATCACGACTTATTGTCCACGTTGTGTTTCTTGCAAGTACATCAATATTACCTGACGCTAATGTTGGAAATCTTTGAGCAGCATTTAATCCTACAAATTCTACTTGATTTGAATCACCAAATATAGCAGCTGAAACTGCCTTACAGAAATCAACATCTAAACCACTCCAAGTTCCACTCTCGTCTTGAGCAGAAAATCCTGGTAAGTTAGCATTAACTCCACATATAATATAACCTCGTTCTTTAACTTGTTGAAGTAATCCTATTTCTTTAACTACTTCAATTTTATCACCTTTTTTAGTATTGCTAGTAAAAGCTACTGCTAATAATACAGCAACTAACATCACAACACCAATAATGTTTTGTATATTGTTTTTAAATTTAAATTTCATAATAATCCTATTGTGTTAATACTTTAATTTTCTTTTGTTTTTTCTTTTCTGATAATGATTTAGCAGTACCACCTAGTTTCAAACTACCTGATTGGTCAGGCATTTTGTTTTTAATACTAATGATATTGCCATCAGCATCAACTTCTGCTAAAGATGGACCACATATTACTCTACGACCATCTTTCATCTTTTCTATTGCTCTCTTCTCTTTCAAGCAATCCATTAATCCATCGTACTTAACGAATTCGCTTGAAGTATCGGTCACAATAAACATTGTTATAATGGTAATTAGTGTTGTTGCGTCCATACCTTATTCTCCTGTTGTGTGTCCATTTTTGACACTTCTGATTTTATCCTTTAATTTTTCTACATCAGCTAGAACCTTTTCCATATCTTTCTGCAATCTCTCAATATTAACTGCATTGTTCATCATATTTTGTAAATCTTTTTGGATTTGTTCTACTTGACCACTCAAAAATTCTATTAACATAAATTGCTCAGAATCAGCAGGTGGTGAACCTAAATCACCTCTCGGCCACTTAATTCTAAATTCGTTGTTCTTCTCTATGTCAGCAGTTAAAGCACTTTCTGCTTGAGTTAAATCTTTTTCTAATAATGTAGTATTGGTTTCCAATTTATTTAATCGCTCAATCACACCGAAGTAAGCCCACACTCCCATAGCAACTGCTCCGACTATGGCAATTAAATTCTTCATAGGCATACTTACTGCCGATTCACTTGATATATCTAATCTCTTCGCCATATTTAATCCTTATTTTTAATCTTCGTTGCTTTACCATTTACATAAATTGCAAACCAACCAGCACCTGCACCAACTACAACAGATACTAAACCTGCTTGTGCATTATTGGGTGCTTCTAATGCCATAAACCAAGTTATAACTTCCATAAATGCCCAACCATAGGCAACCATCATAAGTCTTGGTACTGCTCTCCAATTTGACAATAATTCAGGTATCTCCACCTCAATAAAATGCCATAATTGTTTAACAACGTATTTGAATCCACTCCAACCGTTGTTTAATAATTTATTAATAGACCACATAATTGTTCTCCCTTTTATTTTTGACCTGCGTTCTTCAACTTAATTCTATCGTTTTCTTCCTTGATATAATTAGTTAATAAACTCACATATATTTCCCTCTCCCAAGGCACCATATTCTCCAATTCAGTCAATGAATATTTATGATGTTGCATTAATGCAAAATTCACTTGATAGTAATTCTCTAACGATTCGTGAGAGAGGGCAATACGAAAAAATCAGCTATTCCTTGCAACGTAAGTTTACTCTTAACTTTCGTGTTAGGATTCTCTATTTCTACGTCTTGCTTTAGTCTAGGCATAGTATTGAAAAAATTATTGATTTTTTGATACGTTTTTGCGTCTAAACTCTCTAAAAACTTATGCATTTCGGCTTTACTATAGTCACCAGCAGCGTGTATTTTATCACCTTCATACACTTGATGGACGGTATTCGCCAGCATTTCAAACATTTGCTTGGTTTTCATACCTTCTTTACTACCTGCTTCTGGATCAACTGAATTTATGGTAGGATAACTCATAACCAATCCTATCTTTTTCTTTTCATCAATCACAATATTATTAGTATGGTCTTCATCTACGTGGACTTCCACTTTAGACAAATCTATTTCAATTTCTGCGTAAGATTTCCTATCGTCAGGACATAACAATTTAAGTTTTGTTATTTCACCAACTGACTTTGCTCTTATCTGTAAAAATATATACTCTACATCAAATATAGGTAGTGTATTAATATCTATAGTTCCAAATGTACAAGCGTGTACTATTTGTTTCAAAGCACTAGTCATATCTTTATTATCACCAGACTCTAATGCCTGTAATAATATCTTTTCTTCTTTTACTAGAAAAGGTCTAAATTTAACCTTAACATCTTTAGATGGTAATGTCAATTCATATGTCGCTGTTTCTAATATAGGTAATGCCATAATTTACTCCTTTTATATTATATTACTTATTTATCTCAAAAGGTGGGAACACCCTGCCTCCTGTGCCCTTACCAATAGGCATATCTCTTTTAACTTTATCAATAACTTGTTTACTTGCTCTTTTAATCTCTGGTGGCATTTTTGCTAATATTCCACCAAATATTCCATAGTTCTTAGCAGGTTTAATGTTAGGCATATCTGGAATATGTTTACCATATTCAACACCGTTTACTGCGTCTAGTGTTATATTCTCCCAAGTTCTAAATGCAAATGTTATTGGTATATCCATAGGTATCACATCATCCGTTAATGATTGATATTGTACTTCACCAATTGTTTCTGGATATACTTCGTGCAATCTTATACCATAGGTCATTCTATAATTATCATCAGGATTTTCATTGTCTGATTCTCTATAGTGTCCTAACTGATAAATCTCCATAGTACCTACATAATCATCATAGTATTTTAAATTGTGTGTATCAAGACTATGCATTCTGCCTTGCCAAGTTTCAAAAAATGCTCTTTGTCTTAAAAACTTATCTCCCATAAACATACACTCAATATTTGAACCATATCCATATGCATAAGGCATTTTTCTACCTGGTCCATAAGTTACAAAATTTTGTGTTAATACATCCCTATGAGGTAATTTTGCTTGAGTACACATTAACTCTACATTACCTTTCATTCCTACTTCATTAAGAAGACTATCTGCGTCAACCATATTGTAATCTTGTGTTCTTTCACCATATTGTTCTTTAATAACATCCCTTGGTGGAAATAATCTAATTAAAAATCTATTTGCTCTAGCAACACCTTCACCTTTATTAATTTCAGAAATAAATCTACCAATAGATGTTCTTTGATTAACACCAGGTCGGTGTTGTGTAATTCTTTCATCTCCTTCAACGTTATCTAAAGTTCTATCTCTTGGAAGTCCTACTCGGATATCCATATTACCGATACGTTTGCCTGCTCTAAATATTGCCATATTTACTTCCTTTTTTTATGCATACCCATATAATGCTCGGATGGTTCGTAGTTCCATTTATGTCCGTGGTGTCCTCTAATGTCGGCATACCACATCCTTAACTTAACTATCATAACTCTCCATAATGTTCTCTTTGCCATAGTCTTTTATCAAATTGCTTTCCTACTGTCGGACCAGACTTTACTAGCTGGTGCCTTCTTAAATTGTTGTAATGGAAGATATACTGCAATCGCCATTTCGTCTGCGTCTACTCTTAAAAAGTTTGACCTTACGTGTCGCCACAAATATTTTTTAATTGTTGGTTTAATCATAGGTATATTTTTAAGTGTTGTATATGTTGCCATTATTTTTGTTGTACTGTCAAATTGTGTATTACTAGCATATTTTTGTATGTCTTGTAATAATCTAAATCTCATTATATATGGTAAGTAGTGAAAATTTAACCCTACAAAACCACCTTTAAATGTGTCTACTGGCAAAATTAATGGAAATGTGTCATAATATGGTAGTTTCTTTTTAGTTTTAGGATCATAAAAGAACATATTTAAACGTCCTGCGCTAGGTCTTTGATTTAATTTACCTTGTCGCATAAGACCAGTAGAAGTTGCCTTATTAGCTATACCTTGTACAGCATTTCTATACCATTGTGCTGATTTAAGTACACCTGCTTGTCTATCTTTTATTGGTCCAAATATATTTGCCATACTACTATTTATAATGAAAAAGGGCACCTATTACTAGGTGCCCTTTAAGTTTTAACGTTTATTTGAGAGAGAAAGGTTTACTCTTCGTCTGCCAATTTACTAAAATAAGACAACGTATCGTCTTCCTCGCTAGCAGGTTTAGAGTTCACAACGTTAGTACTTTTCACCTGACCATTGGTCTGTTGTGGGAGGTCAACTGTTTCAACAGTTTCGGTGCTTCGTGTACCCATAATTATCCTATTCAGTTTCTCTTTGAGTTCGTCATAAGATTTAAAATTACTAGGGTCTACAAAAGGTTTCAAAGGGTATTGTTTCGCCCAAATTTCTTTGATAGTAGCGTCTTCTTTTGCTACTGGCGTAACACCTTCAAATTCAGATTTGTCGTAGTTCCAATAACCATCAACTTTTCTAATTTTTAGTTTAAAGTTTGCACCTTTCCAAAAATCAAATGGGTTGATTGCTTTTTCATCCGCAAATTGAGGTTGCATTGCTTCTGATATCTTATCAAATATCTTTTTACCAAATTTGTATAAGAAAACTTTGCCTTCATTTTCGGGATGTTTTGGATCACTAACAATATAGATGTTAGAATAGTATGATAATTTTCTTTTTCTCTTACGAGCAATATCTTTATCACTATCTACACCTGTATTCCATAATCTTGTATTATCTTCACTAACTGGATCTTTACCGTTTAAAGTTGTTAATGAATTTTCAATATACCAACCGCCTTTGTCTTGAAATGCGTGTGACCATACTCTTTGCCAAGGCATTTCTTCGCCATTAGCAGCAGGTAAAAATCTAATAACAGCATAACCGTTACCAGTTTTATCTAACTCTGGTTTCCAAAGTCTGTCGTCTTGGTATTTGTTTTTATTTGCTTGATCCTCGGGACCGAGGTTCTTTTCAAGTGCCTTTGTAATCTTATCAAAGTTACTTGATGATGATTTTAATGTTTCAAAATCCATATGTATTATCTCCTTTGTATTAACATATTCGTTGTATTTGTGTACCCTATATTATCGGGTTCATTATTATTTATACACTCATTATGTCTAATATAACATTATTTGAGCATTTTGTCAACTGTGGTATAATCTATGTACTTAATATTTGATAGATTCTTCCACTCTTCAATAGGACCGTTGACCTTATCCCTACCGTCATTATATCTATTAACCTTATAAAAATTTATCTTTGGATACCACTCCACTAACGTCTTCCATTGATTAATCCAATTGATAGCTGGTGTTGGACTGTTATCTTTTGCTGTATAATGCTTAGTACTCTTGTATATGTTATTAATCTTATCATTATGACTATATAAATCGTGTCCCATTATATACACTTCACAAGGATTCTCTCTCTTAACTGCAATCAAACCAGAAGAAGGACCACACGCCCAACCGTGGTCTCTAGGGTCGCATATATCGTCTAATGAGTGTGAGTAATCTGGTTCTTTTATCCAACTAACTTTGATTGTTGAATTAATAGCATTTTGTTTAGTAACTGCACCATCTTTTTTTAATATACTCACTATACCTTTTAAGTTAGCACCGTGTAAAACATATTCTTTACTATCGCCACGTTCATTACTAATTATACCACCATTTTGTTTTGCCCATTCTAAATCTTCTTTAGGTAAACCATCTTGTATAATTGCGTCATATGTTTGAGTAGGCACTTTAGTCCAATTTCTAAAATAACAAGGTATCTTTTGTGCCATACCTGCGTGGTACATTTCGTGGACTATACCGTGGTCTACACCAGTTAACACATCACATAAATTAGGATAATCTCTATATATGGCATTGCAACCATATATCTTACCAAATTCTTTGTACTTGTTTAAATCTAAACCAATTCTACTTTCGCCATTACCAATACAGAATACTCTAGCAGACCTTTTTTCTTCTTTTAGTTCTCCTATCATTTTGTAATAGTCTTCAGCGTCTTTATCTGTCATTATCATATTAAAAATAATTAAAATTTATATTAACTCTCCGTGGTTGGTCTGTTGTGTTTGTACTAGCGTGGTCAATTGTTGGATCAAATAGTATTGCTCTATTTGCAATACTATCAATTTTAGTACCATCTTCAAGTTTTGTATAACCATCACACGTGTTTAAACAAAAAAGACACGACTTATATGTAATAGTATGTAAGTCACTAGGTGGAAAATCTTGGTGGGCACTATGTTCAATAAATTTATTTTGATTAGGATATGAATTTATTTTTACTCTTACTAAAGATTTCAACTTATAATCATCATCACGTTCATATAATTTATTCAAAATTGGTTCCATTAATTCAAAAGATGTATTAAATGTTGGTCTATCATTATCATATAACATATGCATATTAAAGAATTGATTACCTATTTGTCCTCTTTCTGCTTCTTTTACTATTGTATCATAATAAAACCAAGGGAAGTATCTACCCATTACCTTTGCTTGTAATTCATCAAAATGTGTTTTATTTAAAAAATTATCTAGTATTATAGTTTTCATATTAAAAATAGTTAAAGTTTATATTAACTCTCCTTGTATCGTTTGTTGTATTTGTACTGCAATGTGGTATAGTTGAATCAAATAATATTGCTCTATTTGCTTTACTATCAATTTTAACTGACTCTTTTCCATCATCAAACTTGGTATATCCATCGCAAGTGTTTATTCCAAATAAACACGCCTTACGGTTTAAATCACCTTTACTCGGCCAATCTGTATGCATAGTATGTTCCCTAAATGTACCTTGATTAGGATAGTTATTAATTTTTACTCTTATTAAAGTATTCATACGAAATTTAGGATCATCAAGTTTCATTAACTCACCCAATACTGGATCCATTAATTCAAAAGAATTAGTAAATGTTGGTCTGTCATTATCGTATAACATATGCATTGAATAAAATGTCATATCTTTTTTATCTTCACCTGGTAATACTATTGTATCATAATGAAACCAAGGAAAGTAGGTACCCATTATCGTTTTCTTTAATTTCTCAAACACATTTGGTTGTAAGAAATTGTCTATGACTTCATATCTACTATCTAACTTTTCCATTTAATATAACCTCCATCGCTTCTAATATTTCTTGTACTGTCCACGTACCATTTATTTTCTTTTTAAGATTTGAGTTCACTTGTTATAATCTCCTTCATTATTAATTTTGCTTTAGTTCTATTAAATGATATAAATGGTTTCATTTTTTTAAGTTTTCTGGACATATCAGACCACACAACTTTTTCAGTAATTTGTTTATCCCAGTTTTTAATAAAACCAAGAACCGAATCAAGTATGATGGCGGTTGAGTATGAAACTTTCCGTTGAATAAGTAATCGTAGCATTCTAGGATGTTGCCCATTAACCACGCTGAAACCGTCATCAAAAGAAATGCCCCTCCTGCTAAAGTCATAAACAATACTATTAATACTGTTTCGTAAACTGTAGTCAAAAGACTCAAAATATTTCCTGTAATTGAGGTAGGTTTTGTGTCCATCGTCATTTAATAAATTTCCTATCCATTTTTTACTATCGTCAATAAAATTACTTACAAAAAAATCAAGCACTTCACTTGGACTATATCTTGTAGATAACTTATAGAAGAAGTATCTATCTTTTCTTTTAGTAAATGAATCCAATGTTGCATTTACTTTACCTGTATATTTATGATAGTCATAAGTGTCTGTTGTAAAATGCAACTTAACTCCTAGATATATCTTATATACGTCAAATCCACCATACGCCATATTAATCAATCAAATACTTATAACAAATTGGAAAATGGTCTTTTATATGTTTTGATAATTGATGAGTGACCATTCTAGTTTCCTCTTGAGCATTCTCCTTATTTCTTAAATTACAAACTCTACTAAAGGCATATACACTACCTGACCATATCCACTCGGTCATCATACATTGAGGCAATACCATACGTGCCATTTCAGGTGCAATACCTTCCTCTAACATATAATGGTATGTTCCTTTACAAGTATCTATTAACTCCATAATATCAAATTCAATCTCTTCTTTACTTGAACCTTGTTTAATATTTTCTTCTGGTCTCTTTCTCCACATAAATGGTATATAAAATTCTGGTTTATCATCTACATATCTTCTACTCACTTCGTTCCAACTTAAACCTACTTGATGTTTAACTAATTGTCTTGCTACAAATACAGGTGCCTTAATTCTAAATGATAAAAAGGCGTGAGCAAATGGAGACCAATGATTATGTTTAGCCAAATACTTAATTAACTTATCATCTTTTTCATCAAGTACTTCTTTTGTTTTTGAAAATGATACTCTAGCAGCATTTACTACTGATAGGTCACTACCCATTTTATCTATAATTTGTATATTCATTAAAATAACTTCCCTAACAATTTAAGTCCATATAATATACCTATAACAGAAAGAGTACCTGTTATACCTTGGTCTATAAATGCAAGTATTGAACCAACAATTAATAATGCATAGAACACATAAGTTTTCCAGTTCCAAACATAATAGAACCAACC